CGTTACTAATGATTAATTGTTAATGATTAAAGATTAATTGCTTGCGATTTGCAATCGTCTGCCTGTATAAGGGTAGGGTATTTGCCTATAAATGCGGGTGGAGAAAGTAATGCGATAGCTCATAATGCCGTCATCACTTAAGCGTAGTTCCTCCTCACGCACCTGTTGTACAGGCTTGAACTGTTCGCCTTGCAGGAATTATATCGTATCGGTGATTTTATCCAATATATCCAACTCCATAAGTCCCTCTTCGGGGTCAGCAGTGCCTAAGTGCTGGTCTGTCCAGCCGTCTTTACAATAAAAGTCTATATGAAACTCACACTCGCCCTCTTGTACGTGTTGGGTCATCGTCTCATATGTGATAGGCATTACTTGTATGAGTGCAGCTGTCCATATTTCGGGATAGCCATTTTCGGGGTTGTCAAACTGCCCTCGTTGTAGGTCGATGAGCTCAATGCCTTCAATGGTGGCAAGGGCTTGTTTTACTTTTACAAATAGTTCTTTTCGGGGAGTACTCATATAGTTCTACGTTTGTGTTTAGCAATAAAAGGTCGCCCACTTTGCAGAGGGTTTTCGGAATAGCCAAAATATTGTTGGGCAAGGGTAATGGCACGCTCTAAGGTATCGGGGGCATCATCGTTTGAAGCCGTTCCTTTTTCAAAAGAAAGCAGTTGCTTGATAAAAGCATTATAGTCCTTTTCTGAACGCTTAGGCAAAGTCTCGTCCCAGTATAATATTTTGCGAAAGAGTGCATTGGTAATACCCGCCGAAATGCGATTGTGCTTGTCGCCCTCTTGGTGCAGACCAATAGGGATATTAGGGCAAGCGTTGTCCTCGGCACTCTGCATAATAATAGGGGTATAGACGGCTTTCTGTGCCATAGTAGCATCAAAGAAGCCCATAGTATTATAGCCTTTTTTAAGGTACTTCTTTACCCATTGGGCACGTACCTCCATAGCTGAATTGAGTTCACATCTTTGGCAGAAGACTTCCAACACGTACAGCTTAATACCTTTAATGCCAATAAGTACCCCCGCTTTATAGTCGCCTGTAGCGGTGTAGGATAAGTCCCAATGGTCAAGCAAGCCGTCCCACGCCTCGTTATCTGCTATGCGTACCAAGGCAATATCTTTTGCTTTAAACAGCTTACCCTCCTCAATAGGGTTGTTGAAATCCTCCCGCTGAGAGGTATAGTAGTCATCGTTGAGCAGAATGCGGATAATATCCTCCTTAGTATCGCGTTCTTTCCACGAGGGCTCCCACTCTACATCCATATAGTTCTCGCGGGTGATGTTGGCAGTAGCCAAATTGGTAACCGAGTCGTGCAGGTGTGGGCTATCTTTCCACTTGTCATAGAGGTAGTCCAATATGCCATCTTTGACGATATAGTTGTTATTGATGATAAGCCTGCCCCGCTCGCG